GAAAACTTCTCTGGGTAAAATCCTTAGTGTTGTTGCTGCTGGAGCCGCTGGTCTTGCCATTTTGGCGACCATTGTCACGTTTGTGAATTCTTTTTTTAAAGGAAATTCACCTGATGATGAGGAAGACGAGTTGGATGCCTTGCCGCAAGCGAAATACAATCGTCGATTGTATCGCAGAGGGCGACACCGAAAGGTTGGAGCCGGAAAATCTGGTTACTTTCGCGAAAGCGATTTTCTGAGACCTGATGGCTACGGCTACCCGCAGATGACACAAGGAATGGAAGACAAACTGAAATCATTGGAGAAAATTCATGCAAATGTCGTGAGACTACGACGCTACGACGGATCCCTTAGGGGACTCATCGTTGCCAGTAGGACAGTAATTGTCCCTTTGCACTTTTTCCATGATCCAGCCACTGGGGATTACATCCCTGATGGTACTCCTTTTTGCGTCACCAAAGGGAACATCACCTGTGATGTACTTTTTGATCGATCCAAGCTCACTGTCTTTAGACAGGAGGGGCCCCAATTGAGGGATGTTGGTCGATATGAGATGCCTCCGGATTTTCCGGAGATGCCTGATCTTACCCGTCACGTTGCTGACGTCAATGAAGTTGCGCGCCTCGGAAAAGCCGAAGCGGCTCTTCTTTTGGGAGACCAAGGAGCTTTCGTTGACCTTACAACCTTCACTGTGGAGGATAGACCATTTAATTGGTCATTCCGCATGGGTGATAATAGTGCTGTGTACGCTCCCGTCGATTCGACAGGAAAGAGCGTCAGCTACTATGCTTATGACTATGAAGGAACAGGAGTTTGTGGCATGCCTCTAGTTGCCGTTTACGGTGACAGAGTGCGTATAATCGGATTTCACGTTGCCAAGAGGACACGAGGAGAGGAGAGCTTAGGCGTATCTATCCCGCTGTCACGCGACGATTTTGCTATCTTTAAAGCTCGACCCCAGATGGACTTGGTTCCAGGGCGTCTAGAAGAGCTCAATGATCAATATGAGCAGCTTGGCAAGATCAGTGGTCCTATAGCCCAACAGCCGACTAAGACTAAGAGGGTGGTTTCACCACTCAAACAGTTCTTTCCAGAGGTCACTCACCAGCCAGCATTGCTTGGTAATCCCAAAGATCCTCGCTGTGCGGAATGGAGTCAGATGGACATCAAGATCAAAGCTCTGAACGAGTTCAACGGATGTGCATTGATTGCTGACGACGAAGATGTTGTCGCGGTCACGCGTGGAGTATATGAAAGCTATTTGGCTAACATTCATCCCACAAAATTGTTCAAGCCGGAGCATGGAGTCATTTCCTTGTCGGTTGCCCTAAATGGGTCTAACGACTTGGATATTACGCCTCTCAACCTGAGCACTTCAGCCGGGTATCCCCTGGACGCTTCTTTAAGTGTCGGAGATCCCAAAGGCAAGAAGAAGTGGGTTCAAGGAGAAATTCCTGAAAGAGAATTGGTCGGTGAAGCCCTCGAACTTTATGAAGCTGGTCTAGCTGATTTAAAGCGAGGCGTGCATCCTGAGTGTGTTTTCACTGTCGTCTGCAAGGATGAAGTGAGGAGCAAAGCGAAGATTGATGCCGTGAAAACGCGAGTCATTAAGATGTCGCCCATGCACCACTTACTGTTTATGAAGCAGTATTTCGGAGCTATTGTCAGCTATATCAAGCAATCCCGTAG